CACGGAGTGAAGTACCCTTTGTTGGTCTCTTAGGTAATCGTCACAGTACCCTCCATCAATAAAGTCGTCATGTACCAAATACATTGTCGCCATATCCCAAAGTATTAGGGTACGGAAACAATGCTTAGGCATAGTGATCGACATGCGGAAACCAAGTCGTTCCCCAGTAAGATCCTCACGGTTACCGAGATAGATAGTCAGGTAGCCTGCCACAATCACGAGGCAGGACCCTTTCTCAAACTCGAGGCCACAAGGAAAATATTGGGACGATTTGATTAACGCATTAATGGTTGACATCGTCATGCGAAGGTCTCCCTGAGTTTCAGGGATACTTACAGTCGTGATAGTCATAGGGTAGTCCCTTCCATAAGGATATAAGGTTTCCAAGTTGTCCGTACCCCGTAAGCTTTGATGGCTTCAGTCTTGAAGCTAATCTCGCAACGGGGATCAATGGTAACAGCATCGTCGTAGCCGTCACCATCTCCTCTTGTCAAGTACCATGATTTGAGTCTAGCCTCCTCCAACCAAGGAGTATGGATAGCTCTCGTCACGGGAACCAGGCGATGCCTGGCACTTCCTCCGGTTACTAAAGCCGTAGGGTCCTCAGGGTCCAACCCGCCATGTAGGCGATTTGGAATGTAGGACGACCACTTCTTATGGAACGCAACTGCTTCGGGAGTTTGTAGAAAACCCCAACCGCGTCCGTCCCATTCGAGGAACTTATTCAGCAAGCTGATAAGATCAAGAAGTGTGGAGATCCGTTCACGTATGTAGAACGGACTGACGTCCAAGTTGTCGTAGTAATGCTTACCGCAACTCTCCCGGAATAAACCGGTTGAGTGAGTCTTCTTAGGATTCATAGTGAACCCGAAGAAAGAAAAGACCCTCTGCAATCGTCTTACAACTTTTGCAGGTGCGATAATGTCATCACCGTATACTGACAAACGACCTTGTATACCGGAACCTTCCATTACCACGCGTGTTATAGCGTAGAACAGGAGAGACTCAAGTTCAAAAGTGAAACCGTTTCCCATCGAGGAGAACATCTGAAGATGATGCTCTTTACCCTTAATGATCGTCGATTTAACTCGAAGGTCGTCCAGTAGTGACCACCAATCGCTTGGTAACAAAGAAATTACCAATTGATTGGATATCGTGTCACTAGCCGAACTCAAGTCAATTGTTGCCAGTTTCTTACTGACAGCAACACGGGCTAATTCCTGGTTGATGGTTTGATCGTCAAGATCGATACCAACTTTCCAGAGAAGCCGTCGCCGGATATGATTTCCGACGGACTTTTGAAGCAGCATATTAACCTCAGGCTCTTTACAAGCCACTCGGTCGATATCTGACTTTTTCGGTACGGTAAATAGACCGCTGCTAGCACGATACTCAAGGTTTTGACCCTCCAATACTGTTCCATGACGGAACGCAAGGTAGTGTCGAACCGCTGAGCTGCTAACATGCGCATCTCCGGTGAGCTTTTCGAATGAAGCGATTTCTTTTCGCTTAATCCGAGTGCTAGCCCCGTTCGTATGTGTTCCGTCAGAAATGACGTCCATATACTTCAGGGGACCAAGCAAACTAGAAATTAAGGATCGGACCCTTCCCACAAGGGATAAGGAGTCTATCCAACCGAAGTCTTCCTCATGACAATAGAGGCGGACATTGGTTTTCTGGTTCTGGCGCTCGACAGTCAGCCACTTGTTGACTGCATTGTCATGCCGCACCTTAGCTGGCGTAGCCTTCGTGTCCAAGTACTTTGAGAGCAACTCGCTCTTAAGGTATTCGGCTTTGAAGGATGTTTCACCCTCGAGCAAAGTTTGTAGCTCGCTGATGAACGCCTCACTGAGAGTGCCCGGCAGCTTGAAGGCCAATTTTGGCGTCTTCTTACGTTTTGGCAAT